ATTCATCTATCCCTTGAAATGATTTTCCTGAACTTGTTTATTAAGCTGCGGTCTATTCTGCCGCTAAAGACGCGATTCAAAGCATCTTTGAAAAAATCATAAATATACTTATGCTGCTTTTCAACATCTTCCCAAACAAAAACAATTAGAGTTGACCCAAGGATTAATTACCAAAATGGCAAGTCGCGCAGGCGAATTTAATCTAAATGTTGCTCACACAAACTGGAATACCAAAACACAAATTCATAAAAAAGAAATTTTAAACCCTTATACTCCAAAACAAAAAGAAGAATTTAATAAAGTTATGGATTATATTGGTGAAAATAAAAAAGATATTGAAAAATATGCAAATACTTCAAGAACTGCTCATACATCAAATCTTTATTCTTATATGATAAAAGGTGGAAAAGCTATCGGTGCTCTTGCTTCATTAAATATTATTCCTGCATTAGGTTTAGTTGGAGGTTATCTAGCAGCAAGAGGACTTGGGCATCTTTGGACTGATCCAACTTTTATTTCTCGTGTAAATAAAGTTATTACCTCTCAAAATCCAAAACAAAGATACAATTGGTCAAAATTAGCATTACAATATGCAGCCGCTCAAAAGCAACTTAATGAACCAAAAAACACACCAAGCCTAAAACGCAAATAAATTTAATTCAACTGCACGCATTTTGCGTGCAGTTGAATTATCTGCTTTACATAAAATGTAGATTAATTTTAACGTTGTAGATTTGGCAAAGTTTCTCGCAAAAATTTTTTTGCCAAATTTATTAAACAATATAAAAAAAGGATACACATTATGAGGAGATGTTAACCGGTATAGAAACCAACAATCTTGGTTTATAGCCGTTAGTCTATAAACCATACACATATATAAACATATTTTTCTTTGTAATACAAGGATTAACATATCATGACATATGTTGCAAATCATTAAATTTAGATTTGTAGGTTTGCCGCCCCCACGCGCTAAAAATGTTTGTATAAATTACAATTTTAGTATTCTATATTGGCCAATTTTTTTATTTTTTCGATCTTCTTCAACGTCTTTATTATTCCAACCTTCTTCAAAGATAGGTTCAAAAATATGCCTTTTTTCTTTTATTTCTTCTTTCATTTTATTAACTATCTCACATGGTATTTTTCCATATAAAGATCCGCCAATTCTAACTTCATCGCTTTGGTTAAAAAGATATTTAAAATGTACACTATCCGCAACTAAAGCCCTAAATATTTTAAAATTAGTCACCTTATCATCAATTTCAATTCTAATAAGAAGATCTTCACAACTTAAATCACTGTCATCCCATTCGATATTTTTTATATTATCCACTAAATTCATTTTAACCCCTTTAAAGATTTCAATTTATAATTATTCTGCACCGTAATCCATTGGATGCTAAAATTCAAGCTTTAATTTTTCCAACAATTCTTGCTCTTATGTGCAAGTCTTACGAAGAATATATTAATTACTTTATTTCTTCTATCAGTTTTATTTCTTCTGCGACAATTTCTATGTCTTTTTCCACTGTTTTTAACAATTGCGGATTGCAAGCCGCTAAAAAAAACAATAATCCGATAGTTAAATATATTTTTAAAAACATTATTTTTCCTATTATACAACTATTTTATGTAATTTAACGATATCCACACACTCATTAAAAGAAGTAGCTTTTTCAAAAGGCACATTATTAATCTCACACCAGCTTTTAAAATCTTTCTGCGATTCCTGCAAAGGCTTCTTACCATTTTTAATTTCCAGGGCTAAGTTAGAGTGCTTACCAAGGAATATGTAATCGGCAACCCCTGCAAATTTCCCCATATTTCTTTGGCGACTTCCCCAAAGTTGTTTAGCAGCAGAATTGCCTTCATTAGATACATGGAACCAAACATGTGAACACCTACTGGTTAAAGTCATCTCACGCATATAGTTTGCAAACTGTACACATATTAATTCTTCACCTTTTATTGGGTGATGACATGCCACATTACGAAGAAATTTAAATAACATATTATAATGAGTAATATCCAGATTTAAATGGAATGTTTTTTAAATTATTATCGCTATTGTTAAAAACTGTACCACCTCTTGCTAAATGCAACATACCCCCTTTTTTGGCAGCAACTTCGGCTACATCCATTGAATCTCTTAATACTCCGCGACCTACATCTTTAGTAGCATCACTTTTAACAAATTGACCTGCAACTGGGTCATATTTTGAAACATCTGTACCAGGAGCATTTAATGGAGATTTATCAACATAACCAGCTCCCTGTCCAGTTGTCATTCGTCTAACATCATTTATTCCAGAATGTTGATCCATAGGATTATTTAACATTTTAGGTTTGTTCATCGGATTGGTTTGCCCAGCCAAATAGTCGTCTTGCTCACTATAATCCCTTTGACCATGACCAGTTAACTCACCGGTAGTTGCATCTTTTGCAGCAACTTCACCAGCTCCAGTAGTTAAAGCTGCTGAATTACCTTGTTTACCTTGAAGATTGCCAATATCCTTACCAGCCAAAAAGTCAATATACTCTTGTTCGTTTTTTCCACCAGAAGAACCAGATGAACCACTAGAATTACCGTTACCGTTTGCGTAATAATTAGTTCCACCAATCTGATATTGAGAATGAGAAGTTGATTGAGGAACTGTACCTTGATAACCAAGACCAAATTGCGTTGGAGTACCTGAACTATATTGTCCAGTAGCATGACTTGGAACAGTTAAATTAATGTTATTAGTATTACCAACACTTTGTTGGGTATCATCTTGATTAGATTTTCGTGCAGCACCACCAAATAGTAAATGCTGCCGATTATCTACATTTTTTTTTTTAAACATCCCCCACGTTTTAACTGTGTAGGTTCTTGATTGTTAGCTTGTTGATTCATTTGAATACGTTCTGCTTGAGCTTGAGCTTCATTATTACGCCCCCCCATGCCAACTGATTCACCAGCAAAATGGCGTTCACGCCGATTCTTTTTATGCTTATTAGCTTTTTGTGCTTTTCCAATTGCAATCATTAAGCTTACGCCTGGCTTATTAGAAGTTCGATCAGGGAATCCATCCATTGATTTGTCTTTTTCTTTAATCATTTCTTCAATCATACCGCCACGCTTAAAATGACCGATATTTGAGCCTTCATGAACTTTGGAAAAATCTTTTGCGTGAGATCCTAAAGCTTTTTTTGTTTTTTCTAGAAATTCCATTTTTATCTCCTAATGGTTGTTTGGAATTATATTCTGAATACGCATTAAATCTTCTTCTGTGACTGCAGCCTTAGAACTATCATAATAAACTTTCCAAGCATTAATGCGCTCATCATCTCTCAAGTATACAGCACTTTCTAATAAAGTCGCATATAATAAAACGTCAGGTAATGAAGTTAATATTATATTGGTTTCATTAGTAGTGCTTAAATCTGATGGAGAGCCAAAATAACTTAGTTGAAAGGTGTAATTTTGATTTGCAAAAGGGGCTATTTTTATATTTGCCATATCATATTCGCAAAAATAAAGAGGAAGACCTGTAAATTTTGTATTTTGGTACGTGTCGATGAAATCTTTAGTTCTTAACTCTAAACTTGAAATATTAGTTAGATTATTTGAAGGAGCTACTGAAAGGGTTATTGTCGAAATCCACCCAGCTGGTTTTTGAAAAATACTTAACCCATTATTTAAAGTCAAAGATCCCTGACCTTGCCAAGGAGTTGTTACTTTAATCTGTAAAATTTTTAATTCACGAGTAATTCTTTTTTGTGCTAACCCAATAAATGTTGGAATATTACTTAATGTATTTACATCAGTAACTCCTAAATATTTTGTCACAGTCTGAACTAGTCCGGTATAGTTTGTTAAACCAACAATCGCCATTTAATCAACTCGCATAACTTGTAATTGTAAAATAATAACAGCCAGTCCGATTCTTAGACGAATCTGCCACATTCGAGGCTACAATTCCTGGAATGTTATTAGTAGAGATATTAGGCCAAGAACCGCTTAAATTTACTTGAGCATTGTTATAAACAATTTGACAATAATAAGGTGTAACGTTGTTATTGTTAGCTGCTATTGGAGTAATAAAAACCGATGAATTAGCAACATCTAAACATGGCGTTGGAGTCCAGTAATCAGGTGTAACATAAGGTATGTTAGGCAGCATTGCTCCAGCATAACTTATAAATGTGTTAGGTAATGGATTAAAACCTAAAGATTTAGGCGCAAAGACAACATAATTAAATGTACCTGCTTCGTTTAGAGAGTGAACAATACTAACGCTAACATTCCAAGTAGTTAAAGAACCAACGGTACTATCAACTTCAATAGACATAGTTGAAGATAAATTAAGATTATTATTTGACGAAGTTGACAACATTATTGCTGCACCTAACAAAGTTGATCCACTATTAGGAATATTTGAAATAGAACTATTACTGGTAACCTGAAATGTTAAAGTTTGAGATGTTGTTCCGTTAAGATCTATTCCAGCACCATAAGCTATAATTTGAGTTGGATTAAAATTATTTACAGACTGACTTAATTGAGGCATTAACATTTTATTTGAAATCACACCCCAATAAGCCCCATTAGCCGTGCCAGAAGCTACATAATTAGTGAAACCTGGAGGGTTATCATTATAATTATTTCCTGTAGAGGTAGCATAAGAAACGAAATTAGGAGCAACACCACATAAACTTTGCTCGGCTACGCTTGTGCCAAACCAAATAGGTTGGCAAAAAATAAGTGGAGCAAAGTTAGTGCTAATTGCGGAAGATAGAGCTCCTTGATTTGCAGTAGGGTTTCCCACTGATGTAGCAACCGCACATGATGGAGAAAAAACAATCGTAGAATCGCTGTTGATCGGAAAATAACCGCAATCCATGACACTATAGAGCTCATCATTAATATTAACAATATTACCAACAGAATCCAAAGTAACATTAGGTAAATTATATGTTCCAGCTAAATTCATTTAAACTTTCCTTCAATTTTGAGATGTTATAAAACAAAAACAGCCGCTTCGCGCACCAACAATTTCGTCTCCATCAGCATAATATTGTGAAATATTACAACCGTTTATTGAAACTCCAGGAATTGATACTACTGATATAAAAGTCCAATCCCCATTAGGAAGCTTAGATTGCGCCAAATTGTCATCAACAATTGTTGATGAGAATGGTGAGCCAATATACCCGCCAGAATAATCGGTGCTTAAACCTGAAATAACTGTAGGCGTTACAAACGGTGCTGAATTATTTGGGTTTACTCCAATGGTTGGAAACCATGTATCAAAACTATAATTAACTGCACCTGTAGGTGGGGGACCACAATTACTAAAATCTCCACAAAAACTAATAAAAGCACCAGGCAAAGGCTCAATTCCTAAAGATTTAGGCGCAAACAAAACATAATTGATTTGCCCGCTACCACTCATTAAAATATTAGCAGTCACAGTCCAAGTATCACCACTTGAAGAAATTGATAGTTCTCCAACAAGATTAACAGAATTACCTTGAGAAGCCGAAAGAAACATTGATAAACCTACAATGCTAGGAGGAGTATTAATAGTATTTCCGCTCAAAACCGTAATTTCAGTTGTCCCGCTTAATAAAGTTAAACCAAAACCTTGAGAAACAATATATGTTTCATTGAAGCTATTAACTGCATATTTGGGCAGTATATATTTTGAAGCCATTACAGCCCAATAAGCCCCTTGAATATTGTTAATATCTGAGCTAGCAATTAGATTAAATCCTTGTTCTACTCCAGGAGAACCCTCTGTATGGGGAAAGGGAGCGCAACCATATCCACTAGGAAGGGGGTCATAAGTAGTGCCAGTGGTAAAATAATCACCTGCGGTAAATCCACTAATCCCGTAAAAACTACCCGTATAACTATCGTCGTTATAAACCGGCTGCACAAATAAACAACAATACGGATAGGCTGCGAAAGCAGGTATAGAAACAGTCGAATACACACCATCTAAACCATCTAAAGGCGTGTATCCGCAATCAATAACATAATACGGACTATCAAATGCTAAAATAGGTTTATCATAATAATCTAAAACCAAAGAAGGACTAACATAAGAGCCGCTTAAATCATTATTTTTAAGTTCTGTACTTGTCATTACCAGGTCACCGCAAAACAAGACAAATTAGTAAACATTAGGTTAGTCGATTGTGGAATTAAACCAGGACTTAAAGGATTCTCCATCGAAAATACCCACATTGCTGGATATTGCGTTAAAAAAGATCCATTTGCTGAAGTGTTTACATTTTCTAATTTTTCAACTCCATAACCATATGCCAAACTGACAGGTATATCTGGTGGGGCAGGAGTATAGGGACCAGAACCAGTATAATTAGGCTGAACGGTAGGATTAAATGTACCACCTAAGGGCGTTACCCATACCCCATAATTACCAGTTACTTGAGTTTGTCCTGCCCCAGTGATTGGAATGTACCAAGCATTGTTGCTTAAAATATTGGCTCCGCAAACAGGAAAAGTTTTACCATATGAAATTTGAGCACTTGAAACAGGTGGAATGCTTTGATCAATATCTAACACCATATAGAAAAATTGAGTCGTTCCCTCTCCCAACGCCGTTACATTAAAAGTTGTATTACTTGTAGTAAACCCAGAAAGTAAAACGCCACTGGCAGCATTTAAACTTGATAAAAATATTGCACTAGTTGAGGTTATAGCAGGAACTGTTACTGTTACAGTTGATAATTGAGCACCAACCTGACTTTGCCCAATTGCTGTAATATTTATAGGAGGATTTTGACCAGTTCCCCCTGAACCAGCACCAGTATTTAACGAAGGCCATACATATTTATTGGCCGCCACGCACCAATAAAAACCCGCAAATTGATTTCCTGAACCTAAGTAAAAATTAACGGTAAAACCCCCAGGAGTAATTGTATTTCCATCTGAGAGTGCTGAGGTTAATGTTGGTTGTACTGTAACATTGAACACAGCAGGTGCCGCCGACGGAATAGATGACAAAGGATTACTGATAACCTGAATCATTATAATGCTATCTTGAGTAACAAAAGGACTATTTATAAATGCTGAATAATAATTAGATTCTTCAGCACCAGATGCGTTAAAAACTCCATAATCTAAGATATAAATTGGAGATCCGCTTGTCGGGGCACTTTCAATATTTAAAATTCTCCCAAATTGATCGCAAGTTAACGTGGGATCGGCATAGGTTCCTGGAACAACACCAGTTGCCACTAGACCAACCTCAAAAGTTCCAGCAACCGTAATTGGAGAAGGGGAACCAGTTACGGCTATGGTTCCATTAGACGATATTAAACCAACCGAATCAACACCACCTCCGCCACCTCCTCCACCAGTTCCATTTGCCGCTGCTGTGATTTGACCGATTGGATTTATTGTAAGAGTGGGATTTGTATATGTACCTGGAGTAACACCACTAGGGTTAGGAATAAGCGCAATTTCTCCATTAGCTAAAAGAGGAGAATTTTGAACTGTAAAATAAGTGTTATCCGTAACAATTCCCATTGAAGTAATCCCGGCAGGAGAACCTTGCTCAACAGCAACACAAACGCCATTAGAATTAAAAGTAGGTATTGGATTTGGTATAGGAACATCCACCAATGTTAAATTTTGCTGCACAGGTAAATCAACATTTATAAGGCCGGATGTAGTTACTGGATTTGTTCCACCAACAACAATTGTTCCTGCATTACTAGTCAAACCGACTAAATTAACTGTTGTCATCTCATCACCATCCAATTTATTGATGCACTAGAAATAATTGAAGCTGATGCAATTATTTGAAAAGAACCAGCTTGTTGATTAGCTACTTGCACAGGTACAAATGTATTTTGAGCCGTTAAAAAAATAGTATCAGTTGTTAAAAGACCTAAAACTGAAATTGTGGTAGTTGTAAAAGTGCCTGAAACTGTTCCCATAGCATAAACATATGCTATGGGATCTACTGGAGGGATACCATTTGAAATAGCAGTAATTATACCTGTTTCATTAATAGTTACATTTGGATTTGTGTAAGTTACATTTGGAGTACTTATTCCAAATTGTATAGGTAGATCAATTGATATATTACCAGAACTTGTAATTGGACTATTTGTAACAACTAAACTACCACGATTTGAAATAACTCCCACTGAAGTAACGCCCACCGGATTTGCGTTTGCGGCAGCTGTAACTACGCCTTGAGCATTAACATTAAACGGACCATAATAAATTCCTGGCACAACTCCGGACGCAGGTAGATCTATATTGTAAACTCCGAATGTTGAAATAGGATCACCGTTAACTAATAAAGTGCCACCACTTGAAGTTATAGTTATACTAGTGACTGTACCTGGAATTGCTGTCATTCTTAGATTTTCTAGAACTAATAAAAGTAGTATACTATAAATTACATTACACAAAAGGAAATATAATGCAAACAGAAGAAGAATCTACACAAATATTACCTCCAGAAGGAATTGTGGATCAAGATGGTGTAAGGCGTTTTCCTGATGGAAGTGTTTTTGTAGAACAGCAGCAACCACTTATTGAAGTTAAAAAAACAGATTTTTATGCAAATTTAGCAGATTTTTTTCCAGAAAACGTTCTTTGGGGAATTGGTAATACCTTAAAACAAGATATTCAAGAAGATATTGATAGTCAAAAAATTTTTTATGAATCGGTAGCACGAACAATTGAACTATTAGGAATAAATGCAATTACGGCCGCAACAGATCAAACAAATTTAAATTTATATAACTCCACATTATTTGAAGCTTTACTTGATTATACAACAACAATTCTTTCATCTATTTATCCTTTAAAAAATCCTGTCAGTTGTGTCATTTTAGGTGAAGGATCGCAAGAATTAGAAGATATCGCTAAAAGAAAAGCGGCTTTTTTCAATATGTATTTACAGCTTATCGATAAAGGTTTTGATAAAGAAATTAGAAAAATTGTTATTTGGTCGGTAATCACCGGGTCTATATATTGCAAAGTATATATCGATGAGATTTTAAATAGACCAACTGCACGGATGATTAAACCAGAGGATTTTGTTGTAAATCGTGAAGTGTCTTCTCACTTAAGCGCAACACGCCGAACTCAAATACACCACCTGGATAAAAAAGAATTTAACCAAAGAAAAAAAACTAAAAAATATGTAGATATTAATATGATAGCTACTGACTCAGAAGATAATGTTATCAAAGATCAATTAGATCAAATCTCTGGTTATGAGAATACAATGCAAAATAACCAAAACTCTTACACGATTTATGAGAGTCACGTGGATCTTTTAATTAAAGAAGATCCTATGAATAAAAACTCAGAAATACCGGTTCCCTATATCGTAACTTTAAATGCTCAAACTGGTAAAGTTTTAAGAATTACAAGGAACTGGGAAGAGAATGATCCATTAAAACAAAAGATTGAATATTTTGTTAATTTTAGTTTGTTACCATCTTTAGATGGTGAAGGGTATGGATTAGTTCAAGTTTCGGCAAACCAAGCTCAAGCAGCTACTTCAATAACACGTCAGTTAATTCAGTCCGCTCAGTACGCAAATTTTCCGGCCGGCTTTTATACTGGAGTCAGAACTGAAGGAACAATGCAAATTCCAGAACCAGGCACGTTTGCGTATATAGAGACTGGCGGAGTTGAAAGTATAGGAGCTGCTTTGTCTCCATTACCTTTCAAGGACCCAACACCTGCTTTATTTGATTTGAAAAATCAAATAGAAGACAGCATAAGGCGACCTTCCGCAATAATTAATTCTAAAATTATGGATATGGCACCAAATGCTCCGATGGGTACTGTTTTAGCATTACTTGAATCTGAGAATAAAATACCTAATTTTATTGTTCAGGGTTATCATCAGTCTTTTCAGAACTTATTAGAATTATTAAATAAAAGATTATTTGAGTGGTTACCAGAAAATCAACCTTATCCGTTTATGGTTCCTGGTGGTCAACATGTAATTATGAAAGCTGATTTTTCTTCTGATATTCAAGTTATCCCATCAGAAGACCCAAGACAACAAAACTCAACTTATAGGTTAATACGTTCCGAATTAATTTTGAATAACGCAACAAAAAACCCGCAAGATCATAACGTTAGGAATGTGTTTGAATATTTTTATAAAAACTTAGGAATGTCTCAATCTGAAATTGATATGATATTGACACCTAAACCTGATGATAAAAAAATCGAACCTTTAAATCCAATCACGGAAAATCAAAATCTTATTATAGGCAAACCTGTAGCAGTTGGCTTAGAACAGGATCACGATGCACATATGATAGTTCACAAACAACTATTAAATGATCCAAATATAGCTCAAGATCCAAATATAGCTCCAACAATTAGTTCTCATATTAGAGAGCACTTAGCGGCAAAAGTACTTATAAATTTTCAAGAACAAACTGGATTTATTATTCCTGAAGATCCAACACAAATCCCAATGGAGTTACAAAACCAAATCGCTGTTGAAGCCGCTAAATTAACTCAACCACAAGAAGGACAAGAAGCACCAGAAGATCCTAATTTAATTGCAGCTAAAGCGGAAATGGTTATTGCACAAACTGGACAACAAGAACTTCAATTAAAAAGTCAAAAATTAGAAATTGAAGCCCAAAAAGAGCAGGAAAAAAATCAAATTGAAGCGCAAAAACTTCAGCTAGAGGAAAAAAGACTACAATTCGACATGCTAAAATTTAAAACTGAAACAGGATTAAAATCGCGCAAACAAAATGTTGAAGAAGAGATCAACACTGTTAAGTCTTCTTTAGATACCGAAGAAAAAGAGCTTGATATTATGATAAAAAGCCAAGAGTTTGCCGAAAAAGTACAACAAGATTACCCATTAGGGCAAACTGAGCAAGATTACTCAGGACAATGAGTAAATGGCTAGAGATTTTAAGGATATTGAAAAGCAATTAAAACTTTTTAAATTACCTGAGGTTTTATCTGATACAGATTTGCAAATTCAAAATATTTGTGAACGTTCGTTTTATGATTTTATTAAAATAGCATGGCCAATTATTGAGGGAGGAACGGAGTTTAAAGATGGATGGCATATCAAAGCTTTAGCCGATCACTTAGAGGCTCTGTACAAGCTTGACATATCAAGATTAATTATTAATTGTCCTCCTCGTTCCGGTAAATCTAACATTCTGTGTGTGCTTTTTCCGGCGTGGCTCTGGGTTAAAGACCCCTCATTTAGAATGATTTATTCAAGTTACAATAGAGTTCTTTCCACTCGCCATTGCACACGCTCAAGAAAGCTTATTTTGAGTGACTGGTATCAAAAATTCTGGGGTCATCAAGTAATTATGACTCCCGATTCAAATACAAAGTTATTGTATGAGAACATGTCGGGGGGCTTTAACATGGTAACCTCTACAAAATCAGCCACAACAGGTCATGGCGGTCATTTCGTTATTGAAGATGACCCCCAGAGCGTTGATGAAGCTCACAGTGAAACCGCAAGACAAAACTCAATTGATTTTCATACACAGACATTAAGTTCACGTTACGCTGGTGATCCTGCACAATTTAGGCGTGTAGTTTGTCAACAGCGGCTACATGAAAAAGATTTAACTGGCTTTTTAATGAGCGATGAGAATACGGACTGGGTTCATTTGCGATTACCAATGGAGTTTGAAACCGCAAATCCCTGTAAAACTGGGGTTCTGATTTATAACGAAAGTATTAATAAAATTGTTCCATGGAAAGATCCACGGAAGAATGAAGGTGAGCTTCTCTGGCCATCGATGATTGATAAATCAAAATTAAAAAAAATAAAAGAAAAAAACTTTAAAAATGATTCTTATTTAATAGCTTCACAGTTACAACAACGCCCTTCCCCAGCGGGTGGAGCTATATTTTTAGAAAATTATTTTCCATTATATCCAGCTCATTTAGCCATGCCTTCTTTTGAAGAAATAATACAGTCGTGGGATACTGCCTTTACTGGAACAAGCAAAAGTGCATACTCCGCTTGTACAACGTGGGGTATCTTTCATCATGAAGGAACTAAAAAATGCATGCTGCTATCATTATACAAGGAAAGAGTAGAATGGGCTGATTTAAAAGAAATGGCCTTAAGATTATATGTAAATTACTTTGATACAAATAGATTAAAAAATCCCGTCAATTTTGCAACAAGAAGAGTTGACAAAGTGATTATTGAAAAAAAAGCAAGTGGATATAGTCTTGTTCAGGAGTTATCACGGATGGGGATAAATCCTTATTCATTTAACCCAAATAAATTTGGAGATAAAATAACCAGAGCTAGGAGAGTAACTGATATTTGTCAAAACGGTAAAATTGTTTTGTTAGAAAGCAGCAGAGACCCAGGATTTGCAAATGAATATGGTAAAAAACTGCTACATGATATTACTTCTTTTCCATACGGAGAAAGCGCAGACGTAGTTGACTCCATGAGCCAAGCCTTGATTATTTTAAAACGTGATGGTGTATTGATTCATGATTTAGATTTAAAATATGTTACTGAACCCGATTGGAAAAAAAATGGTATATTATTTAAGACGAGCGGTCGTAATTTAAAAAATATGCCATTTAAAGCTGTATGAAATATATAACAAATCTTAATGTACCTGAACCATCAACAAGAACATGGCAAGAATGGGCTTACAATTTGCTTATATTAAACGTTAATTTTTATATACCGATACCGGTTACTTCTTTTATTAATTGGACTGACGCATTATCTCTTCAAAACCCATCAATTATTTGCCCAACAGATAAGATAAATTGGCAAGAGTACGCAAACCAATTGCGGCTGCTCAATCCTATTTAGATGAGCTTCCGTATTTCCAATCTAAATAGGTATTACCCATTTGATAATTGCCCCCGACGCAATTGCTAGTAAACACCGCTGTCATTAGCCGGTTCATTGACGTCACATCTTGGTGCGTTGTTGAAGAGTCAAAGGTATAAGGTCCTTCTGGTATTGCTAGAGAAGGATATTCCGCAGGGTAATTACAACTTTTTAATGATACAGTCATATTACCAGTCATTTTAAAATCATACTCAATGCGCCGAGAAAATAATTTTCTATTTTGGGAGCCTTGCTGGGAATATAAAGTTGTCAGATTATAAACAAATGAACTTGGAATAGCTTCCAAATCATTAGCTATTTTCTTATCAAAGCCAACTTCGTGTTGCCATATGCCATAAAGATTATTAGAAGCACTCGAGTCGGCCATTAAAGGTTTTCTCAATACATTTGCGCTTAAACCAGCCGATCTTGCAATAACCGTGTCGTACCATATACCTTGAGAGTAATTATATATTATGGCTCTATTATTTTCAGTAGCTCCATTCTTGCCATCACAAAAATGCCACCAAATCTCACTAAATGCTGGAACCGCCACACCAACAACTTTATTTGAATAAGTAATATCTAATGTTTCAAAAAACCACAATTTATTTGTAGCATTCGGAATTTCAGTTACAGAACCGTTATAAATATAAAAACAGTCTATGCCGACCCAATAAAATGACTGTCCTATTTGAACCACACTTTTAGCTGAGATAATGCTTATTGATTCAGAGAGTACCGTCACATACGGCACATAAGCAGGTAATTCGGTCAAAGAGTTAGGAACAAAAGAGATGCGCATCAGGTTGTTCAAAGACCAGAAAATCCCAGTTGGGGCGTTATTACCAATAGTGTTTGCTGCAGCAATAATATTAGTGTTAGCAACATACGCAACGTTTTGAAGATAAGTAGTATCTAGTTGGTAGCTCCAAGAATTAATAGGATCGTCCGCCTCCGGATTATTCCAAGTGATCATTCCATCTTTTCCAAACCCTACCAAAAAAGGAGAGATAAAGACAATACCACCAGAAACTAAAATTTGAGAAGCTAATTCTGCGTCATAAATTATTTCCATTTGTGTATTATCTGAATTAATTGGACAATAATAAAGTAAACCTAAGTTTTGATCTGCCACTGATGACAGGTTATTTGTGACCGATAAAATGAATTGTGGAACAGGATACAAATCTGATTGAGCTGTAAAAAAAGTAGAACTAAAAGTGCTTGCGTCTCCTAAAGCATTGGGAGTAACAACGGAAGATGCATCAAGCTGACCTATTGAAGGTAAAGCCAACGCAGATGGAACACCAGTTATTAAAACTGATGTTCCGTCACAAACAAATATAAATACCGTATTTTGATAAGGGTAAGCTGCTAAATGTCTAATAACACTTTTATTATTATTGATTAACAATGAATAGCCACCAATTTTTTTAGGCATTCCATTATAAAATCTAACCCACTGGCCGTCGATATAACTTTGAGATGCAAAAATTGTACCGTCTCTTTGAATTCCTGGAGTCGAGCCTAGTTGAGTTGCATTATAAGGAGCTACGACTGATGTCATTAAATCTCTTCCCCAGCACTCATGTTTAAGTCAACGCTCTCTACTTCTTCAATTTGAGATAAACTTGTAATTTCTTCTGATATACTATCATTTAACAAAGCTAAACTTGACCAAAAAATACCACTAGTAGTAGAGAATCCTAAAGTGGAGTTTGATGCTGGTGGAACTAAAACCATCCACTGGCCGCTAGACCAGTATAATATAGAGTTGTCAGCAGTTGCCGTAGGCACAGCAGCACCTCCCCACACTATTCCTGTGCTTGTGTTTGTTAAAACGCTGCCATCTGTTCCCACACTGCCTGTTGTATCAGTTATGGTTCCTGGTGACTGAAAAATAAGATTATTAGCAAAATAATTTGCAGTTTGTAAAGATAGTGTTTGTGTATTATAAAATACCGTAGCCGCAGCAGTATTTGGTATAATATAAGTAGTACCAGTCGGGGCAGTTACACTGCCCGCCTGAATAGTAAGATTATAAGAATTATCACTGGGCAATGAATTAACAATTGTCCATTGAGCTCCTGCAGTTGTTGGAAAATAAACTACAATATCTCCCCCAATAGTTCCTGAAGTTGAATATAAAACAATAACTTGAGCACTTAACTGGGTCTGAGTTAAAACAATATTAGCTCCAGCAGTAGACAAATCAATAACCGATACCGGAGCAATACTCAGTTGATTTAGAGCAAGCCCTATAGTCCAATAATTGGTACCATCAAAAACCATAGTTAAAGATTGATATGGCGCAATCTCAAGACCGACCTGATTATTTATTAAAGGTACATTAGTGCCTACGGTAGGTAAACTTATAACAGACATCGGACTACAACCAGTTGAATCACCCAAATTGTTGAGTGCAAAAAAGAATCCTGCTGGTAAATTATTAGGTAAAACCAGGGTGGTTAAACCACTAACCGAGTTAATTAATAAACTTGATTGATCGAGAAGGCTCACAGAATAAGATGAGGAATCTGCCACAGGGATATTAGTAACGGTTGAATATATAGTACTAAGCTCTCCGTTATTGGAAGACAACCCATATCCAGCAAACTGTTCTAAATCACTCAACGATGAGTTAGCTCCTATTAAAATAGATGTCCAATTTCCTTGATTGGTCACAGTTGAAATATTATTAATTGTGACCGATGTGTATCCGGTTAACTGAATAAAATAAATCTGCCCAGGGCTTACAAAAAGGATAGGGCTACCCGTATTATCACTTAAAGTAAAACCTGCACTAGAACTCGATTGATTTGTTACTAGAAAACCAACACCTAAAGCAACTTGACTAGCATCAGGCAAAACAACCATGTAGCCATTATTGCTAGCCTGAAAACTATTTGAAAGAGCCATAGGATTGTTAGTTAAAGCATCCGGCCATGATAATGGTAGTATATTGTTTACTGTAACTAAATTTAAATTATACGAAGCATATCCGCTTAACATTTATTTACCTTTTTCATTTCTTCCATTTTATCATTAAGCTCTTTATATTTATCAACGTAATCAAATTTAGAATTAACTTCAGCCGCGGCGGTCACACAATTAAGCATGGTACTGCAGTCAGCCTGGTCAAAGTTGTTAAGCGTGTAAGCTTCAGATATTATTGCAGGTGCTTGTCGAATTTCGTCAATAGTTGTTAAAGGCACAGCTATTTTATTTACATCTAATTTCTGTAGAGCCTTCTTACTAGGCAAAGCGTATTCAGAAACCCACTGACGCGCACAATTTTTAGTAACAAGATCAGTACTTTGCAGATCTGACTTGATTGACGTTAGCATTTCTTTAACAACTGTCGGATCAAAAACTTCAGATATTAAATTTTTTAATTTATTGTGCCTGGATACGGCACCGCCTGCTATAATCCTTCCCATAAAATCGCGACCATCGCCTCGATCTTGGCCTAAAGGAGTGATGTCTTTATTTAATTTTTTTCTTTTATCTTTTTTTACATGCATTTAATTATCTAAATGATAATACGTAAACTTAATATAATATAAATAAAAATTTGGAACAATAAACTTGTTTATATTATAGATTCCACGCACGGAATTATTTAAACATTAAGCCTAGCAAAACTTTTTAACAAAGAAGTAAAGCAAATATAAAATTATAATAGGTGAACTCAATTGAATTAAGCGAGTTATAATAGAG